ACTGGGGGAGAAATTTTACCGGTCTTAATAGGATCTGAACAATCCCATATTTAGGACATCTTGTAAAATTTTAATTCAGTTTTATTGTGTAAAATGAAAAAGAATTTTAAAAGAAAATTTGTTTATAAAGATGTTGACGTTATTCGTTCTCCGGATAATGTTTTGAGCTTATCTAGAATTTCAACAGTTCTAGTTAGAGTACTACCATCTGTAAAATATGATTTTGAATCTATGAAGTCATATTTTTCGGACAAAAAAATTAAGAGTTACTTTAATAATGTTCGGGGTTTACAGGAATATCCAGGATTATATGACTTCTTTGCTTCAAGAGGTTTTGATATGTCTCTGGCTGATAAACTTCGAAAAGAGGCGAAACATATTAAAGTATTGTTCCATAAAAATGTAAAAGAATCACACGCTATCTACTCAAATCCGACTAGATTTTTAGGACTTTGCAGTATTACACAAGAGCATCTGGATTTTATTTGGTACAGAGCTGGAATTGATTTATTTCCAGGTGTTGATTTTAAACGCTTTAAGGAACAGCCCTTAAAAATTCCGTCTATAGATGAGGTTTTATCTGCTGTTAACCAGCCGGCCTCTCAAGGACTTCCGGATCCTCGTGTCAAGAAACGTGACATAATGCATCAAATTAAGGAAGTTTTAGCAGACTTTTATTCTGAAAAATTAAAGTTTTCTGATATTTTTAAATTCCCATCAGCAACCTTTATGCGTGGACAAATTAGATCTTCAGGTTTTAAAGCTAGAGTTGTACATGCTGTACAAGCTCATCAGCAAGTAATAGAATCTTTCTTCTTCCTATTACTAAAAGCATATCTACCTTCTGATAGTTGTGTTGTTATAGGAAAAACTCAGTTGGAAATCTCTGATTATGTATCAGAGTTTGAAGGACTTTACACTTACTGTTTAGATCATAGAAAATATGATATATTCAGACAGCCAGTTTTAAGTGTCATTTCTTTTGAATTTTGGATTGGTATCTTACCCTTTTCAAAATTTCTATTAAAGGCTTATATTATCTGTCGAAATTATTATCTAACTTTGCCTGCTTTCCATCCAATTTTAGAATTAGTTCGAAGATTTATTGGGACTGTCTCTGGCAGTGGCTTTACGTCAATCGATAATTCAAAAACTAATTGGATTTTAATGACTATACTTATGTACAATTATTTAAAATCTAGAGGTATAAACCCATATGATTACTATTATAAACTTGGCGTATCAGGAGATGATTTAATTCTTGGTACCAAAGAAGCTATATCCATTCAATTTCTCATTGAAAATGCTTCAAAACAGTTTGGTATGACTATGGAACTTGAAATACCTGTTGTTCTACCTGGTGTTAATAAGTGTTTCTTTTTAGGTTCTCTATGGATTAATAATAAACCTTATAGACCAGAAAAACTTCTTGTAGCTTCAGCAATTTTTGGT